GCAATTCATCATATAAATTTATAAGTTCGTATAATTCCCATTGGATCTGTGCGGTTACAATACCGCCTTCCATCGGCTTTATGCTGCGCTTTGTTATGTCGTGCCAATTAGTAAACATCAACCCATCGCCTTGTCTACTTCTGCCTTGATAAAATCCTGCACCGTTTTATGCTCCTGTTCTGCAATATCCTCAACGGATTTCCAGCCGATCGCCTTCAGCGCTGTTGCCTGCTCTTTGCGCTCACCCATCACATAGACTGCGTAAGTAGCGTTATTGCCGACTATGCCCGTGAGTCCACCGTTCTCAAAGCGGGTTGTCCACTTCTGCTGGAGCTGTTCTGACGACTTTGTGCCGTGCCAGCTTCCGTCGGCTAATGCCCACTTGCTGCCCCATCCCCGTTGATACCAGCTGTTCCACTGCCCGGTCATATACGTCTTGGGTTTGTTGGCAAGTGTGGCGGGTGGGTATGATTTCACCTTGCCCTCGATATGCACGGTTGCCGCTTTCACGCCGGACTTCAAGCCTTCAGTTGCGCCCATAATCCTTGCCCGAAACTTATCCCAGCCGCGAATTTCGATATTTGTACCGTTCATTTCGGCAGCTCCCATCCGATTGAACACCGGCAGCGGGGGTGTGCTGGCGGTCCTTCAATTCGTCCACCTGTAAGCGGGTTGTTCCAGTAGGGCTTGCGCTTGCCCGTATAGCCATCCGCCTTTTTGTTGTTCAGCGGCTCGCAAATCGGGCAGGTCAATTCGTCGTTGCGCGTGTACCAGGTTGCAATCATCTGGATACCTTCATTGGCTAAGCTCTCGCCCATCGCAATCTCTGCAGCGCTGGCAGCCCTTGTGACTTCGGTCACGGCTATCATTTCAGCGCGTACGGGTCCAAACGCCCTGCCAATCATTGTCTCTAAATCGCCGCGGGTCATTTGCTGCTCAAAGAAGGAACTGATAGACTCGCGAACAACGTTCCTTGTGTTTTCGGTCAGCCCTGAAATCAGGTCATAGGCGTGCTGCTTTGCCCATGATGCCGCTTGCTGATTGACAACCGCCCAATCCACGGCAACCGGTAATTCACCCAACACGGTCTCCGCTTGCTGCATGTAAATCTCGGATAGGAAGGGCAGCAGCGATCCGTTCAATTCGCTAATCACCTTTTCCCAAAAGGCTTGCGGCACATTGGCATAACTGGGCGGCGTACCCAACAGCCGCAATAGCTCTTTGCGGTGTGCGGAAGATAACTTGCTGAATCGCCTTGCAAGTTCCGCTTCAAGCTCCAGGCGGTTGATAATATCAGCCATTACGGATAGCCCATCCAGGTCAAGTCAGCAAACACGGCTCTTACATCCTCTTCACTTTCAGCCTCTGACAGTGCCCCTTTTATACTGGCATGGGTCAAAGGCTCGATATGCTTACTCTCAAAGGGGCAGTCTGCAGGTCGCCCCTGCTTCACACGATTAATAGATTTCGTTTCCCATTTCTCAAGGTCAATCATCCGCAAGTTTTCAGGCTGCGGTTCAGGCTCCGGTTCAGGCTCAACCTGTGGCACTTGTGGCTCTGCTGCTGGTATCAAGTTCGCCATAGTGTCACGCCGCTCATTCTTTGCCGCAACCAACGCCTGAATTTCAGCCAGTGTTTCAATGTCAATGTCATAGCCCAATATCTTACTGGCAAGCAGGAACTCTTCCGGCTTTTCAAGGGCGTTAATCAGGTGGATAAGCGATTGCGCTCGCTCGTTCTCATCCTCCTGGTAAATGCTCATCTGGTCAGGGTGGAACTGCAGCTTGTATCCAAGCGGCTCGAATACCTGTTCGTTCAGGGCGGCTTGAATGAAGTTAGCTTCTGGAATGATTGTTTTATCGTACAGGTGCATGTCGTCCTGTTCGGCGGTTGCCCGGTTGCTGGCATTGCTGAAAAGCACGCTGTACGGGATGCCTAACGAGGCGGCGATGTCAATCCGCTTGCTTTCGGTCAGGTCATTGTTCTGCAAGCTCTCAAGCCCTTCGCCAATCTGCACAGGCTCAATCTTTTCGGCGTTGATGATATCGGTCTGCCAGGCTCGATCCATGCCCAGCACACGCTTCCACCAAGATTTCAAGCGGTCACGTTCTGCCGGCATGATGTTCTGTGTCGTCAGCAGGGTGGTCTTGACTGCGCCCTGTTTGAAGAACTGGCTAGCGAATAAGTCCACATTCAACAGCACCCCACAAGCGTTGGCGGCTGCCATAGCGGGTGATGCAGTTGGTGGACCCAACTCAACGAAGGGATCGGGCTTCCACAGGTAGACAATATCGTCAGGCGTGTACTGCGCCGGCGTGCCTTTGATGGTGCGGGTGAACTTGATCTCACCCGTTTGCTCGTTGATTTTATGTTTGATGGTGGACGGCATCAGGTAGCGCAAGTTCGTATTCTTGAAAGCGGTCTGCTCACGGAACAGGTAGGAGTAGCCAAAGATGGTCAGGCTCGCTTCTATCAATCCGAATAGCTGTTTCGGGTGCGGTAGAAATCCAAGTTTGTTCTCCCAGTTCTCGCTGTCATCGAATATGTCATCACCCTTCATAATCAGGAAGGGGATGTTCGTGATCGCGTTACTGCGGATATCCACACCGCGAAACATCCACGGGATTGAACGCATATAGTTTCCGATATCACCAGCGCTAACGTCGTCACCCGTGATATACTGCCACGCTTCACGGGGGAGGTCATTCAGGCTCACACTTTTTACAAATTTATAATCATTATTCATAATCACCTCAATAGATCGCCCAGCCGCTGTTACTTGTGCACGCATCCCACGCTATCGCAAGGCTCATCACCGTGTCATCGTGCATCCCGTCCGGCGCCGAATAGCTGAAGCTCCCGCTTGCGTTGCGCTTGCTCTCAAAGCTCAACAGCTCACCCACCAGTATGGGGTCGTCAATCACGCGGATGTTGCCGTGCTCAAAGGCGGATTGCAAGCCCTGAATGATTGCCTGCTTCGTGGCGCTGGTGGTGGTGAACGCCCGCACAGACAATCCCCGCTCAAGCATGTGGTCAATCACCGGACGCCCGATACTGTTGGCTTCAATGGTCATGCTCTGCAAGCCCCAACGGGCATACACGGCAGCAAGCCTATCTTCAAGCACGGGATAGTCCACGCGGTTGAAGCGGTCAAGAAATACCATGTCTTTACTTTCGGTATCCATAACGGTCACGACGGTATAGTCAATCGAACTTGCCACGTCCACGCCGGCGATGTACTGCCTGCCTGCGATTGGCTCTGAAGGCTCAAGGATAGCCGCTTCCTGCACTCGCCGGAAGACGCCGCCTTGATCGTCGATAAACTCGGCAAGTATTTCCTGTCTGTAAATGATTTCCGGTAAGGTATCTTTCAAGTGCTGCAGCTCCGACCTTGAGATATACGGATTGTCCCAGGATGTCTGCTGAAAGCTTGACCATTCCGGCTCACGATCGTCTTCACCCAATCGGAACAGGTGCCAGAAGAAGTTCCTGCCTTTGGGCGTTCCCGACACAACCGCACTGCCTTGAAGATCGGCAAGCGTGATGCGGATCACGCTATTCCAGGCATATTCCAGGTGCGGAACAAACGCCGCCTCGTTAATCACGGCGCGTTTGTAGTGCCGACCACGTGAAGCGTCACGATCCTGCAAAGACCACATTTCAAGCGCGCCGCCGGTGATCGTTTCAATCGTGCGGTCACGCTCCGATTTCGTCTTTGTGATAGGTGCCAAGGTGTTCACGAACCAATCCCAATTCACCTGCAAGCTCTTGAAGGTCGGCTCATACCACGCAACCGGCTCACTCTCGACCAATCCCTCACAGGTATAGTTCCTCAACATGATGTCTTTCCCAAACCGCCGCCCACAATCCAGAACATTGAACCTATTCAGCTTCTGGTGGATCACCGCTTGCGCCGGATGGTAGCTCGGCAGTTTGATATGGGGTATTGACATATTCGATCTTTACCTTCAATTCGCCGGATTGTTCGGTCTTCTGGTCTACGCTCTGGGTGGGCTTGCCGATAATCCGGTCAATAATCTGCGTTGCCGCCTGCGATCTCACGCTCACGTTCCTGTCATCAAGTTCTGCGATAATCTCTTTTGCCGCTTTCACGCCGTGCTGTTTGATCAGCTGCATAATCTGAAAGCCTACGTCTTTGACCAGCTCGGCAGCAATCCCATTCAGCTTTTCCTTGTCGTGCGCTTTCAGCCAGTTATACGAAACGCCGATTTCTTCATAGGCTTCTTTGTCCGTTGTCGTCAAAGCACGCGCAAACACATAGCGGCGCTCCTCAATATCGAGCGTTGCCATGATTTCGTCTAAAGTTGCGTCAGGATTGCTTTTAATCGACATTAGTCGCGAATTGTTCACCTTTCAATCACTTCTGATTGCTCTCGAATTCTTTCCACTCGTCTGCGTCAAACACCAACACGTACAAATAGCGCCTGCTCGCTTGCGCCTCGGCTAACTTCTGCATTGCGCCGATTGCCTCTTCCCCTGCGTCAAACTCAAAGCGCGGTGACCCGTCTGCCATTGTCTTGACACGTGTCACGCCGCCCACGAAGGACACAAGCGGGTCTATCTGTGCCATATCTCTACGCTCCGAATATGCAGCCGTTTCCACGTCCACCAACATGGCGAACTGTCGACGAAGTCAATCACGTCACGAATGTTCATAATGCCAATGCGCTCCAGCAATGTTTTACGTTCTGTGTATCAAATATAACGAGTTTCGTTATAAGTCACGAACAACCTCTGGTCAGGAGGGGTGGATTTCCCCTTGCTGGTGGGGTGTCCGTCCAAGATGACCAGTCTTGATCCTCTTTCACAAACAGCGCATAAAATAATGCCAATTTTGGGGGCGGTCACGGGTGAAAGGAGTAAAAGCCCCATGCCGCCCCAGCTTGACCAAGGGAAAGAGTAATGGTCTGCTAAGATGCCTATAATTCATTGTCAATCGTATCCAGGTGGTCGTCAACTTTCTCTTGCCACTCTTCCAGGTCTTCAATCCGGCAGTCCCACGAAGTTGTGTTGTCCTCCAGCACGCCAACGCGGTCTTCCAGCTTGTCGAACTTGCGCTCAAGCTCAAGCAGCCGCCGGATAATGCCCGCAAGCCTATCCACCACCGCTCCCGTTCATAGCGTCAAGCCGTGCGGTCAATTCCTTCACCTGGGATTGCAGCTTTGCGATCTTGCCGTCTTTGCACTTGTTCTCGGCAATCAGCTTCTTGATTTCGGATTTCAGGTCGTCGTTTTCCCGCTGCAATGTCTCGATCATATTTTCACGCTCGTCCAATTCCACCTTCAATCCGGCGATTGTCTGCTCCAACTGCTCAACCCGCGCCTCTAACTGGCACGCCCGCGCCGTTAGTGCCTCAAGCCGCTTTTCATACACCGCCGATATCGTGGTGTAAGCGTCAGCCCGCACTTTGTCACGGTTAGCGATCCAGCCGATAAATGCCGCACCAATCCCACCGCCGCCAAGCGCTGCAACTACTGCTACGATGATTGTTGTCCAGTCCATGTGCGCTCCGGTGTAAACTATTTATTTTTCTTCGTGATAGGCTTTGTATATTCCGGTCGCAACAAGTCCAACAGCCAGTCCGTAGATCACGCCCTCGAATATGAAGTTGAAGTTCCAGACAACGCTTTCCGCTGCATAAACGTGATAGCCAAATCCCATCACTACACCCAGTACAATCGCAAATATCTCAACCCCCATACCCGACCAGCCAAGCTTTTCTTTCACGTATTGCACAAGTCCGATCACCACCAGCATCAATGGGATTCCTGCAACCAACGCCCCTGTCAAATCTAATACCATAACGCCTCCTTAAAACAAAAACGCCGAATTCATCTGATTGATTTCATCTCAATCGTGATGACTCGGCGGTAAACCCAAGTGTTGCCCGGTAAGCTGTTAATTTCTGGGTTCGCTATTTCGTAACGAACCCGTTACTGTTTCTACACGTGGTAGATCAGCTAATACTATCTTATCACAAACACTATACAAATTGCAAGTGATTAACCTTAAAAATTCGTGGTGGATTTCTCCATTTCCTTCAGCCGCTCCACCATCAGCTCAAAGCGCCTGCCGCTCAAGGTGTAGTGCAATTCATGCCCGCAGTTAGCGCAAACGGCGTGCAGCTCCTTGACAATCAGCCCGTCAATCAGCAGCAGGTCGTCCTGGAAGACGCCAATCTCACGGCGGCACTTCGGGCAAACGAAGGGGCTATTTCCGCTCATACAATCCGCAGCTGAAATCCTTATGCGTGCGGACAATCGCAACAGGTGTGCGGACATAATCCTCACGGAAGGACAGCCGCCAGCCCTTGTGAACGTAAATCAGGCAGTCGCAGGTGGCGTACCCGTCAAGTGCACTATCGTCATCCCAGTGCTTGCACGTTTCGCAGGAGCGGTGCAGGGTCGGAAATTCAAGGTCGGGTATATAAGCATAGGTGATATTATTCTCGGTCATCGTTAGCCTCCGGTGGTTCGGGTAGGGGCATCCAGTGAGTAGGTGCATCCCAGACATCGCTGCCCATTATTGTTCGCCAATGAAATCCTTTGAAATATCTAACTGGGTATACGTTTCCTGTCATTGTCGGATAGGCAATATAAATACCATCCTCTTCCGGCAATCTATCCTTCACGCTAATCCACTTATTCTCGGTCATCGCCCCTCCCGCTTGCAGAACACAGGGCAAGTAGAAGTAAATTTGCCACCTCTGCTATCAGTACACCTAAAATCAATCCAACGTAGAATTGCATCATTTCGCCTCCAATTCGTCAAGCCTGTCCAATTCGTCCTCCAGCTCGTCAAGCCTGTCCAGGAAGTCACCAGCCTTGCGCCACTGCTTTGCGGTTTCACGGGCGTGCAGGACGGCGTACAGTTCGTCAAGGTCGTCGTCGGTCATGTAGTAGGCTTTGGTCTTTATCTTCAGCATTTTGCCCATCAGGGCTATGTTGCGGGTGCGGATATTCAAGCCCCCGTTGCCGTCACGGGTCACAGTCGGTTCAGTCATTTTGCCTCCTATTGGTATTGATACATTTGTCTAATTGAATTTTCAGGAACATGGAACTCCGCCGCTACTTCGCCACAAATAAAGAGCCATCGCAAATTTTCGGGGCAGGTTTTTTGTCTCAGCAACAGATATTCACCACCATCCTCAATAAAAACTGAATCATCCATAGGTTGATTGTGCTTAGACTTTACGCCGTTATCATCTACCCAATAGTAAACAACATCTTCTTCGTCTATCCATCCACCCAATAGAAACCAACTCCCCGATATTTCATTTTCGTTATAACCCGCATAAATATCAATACGCTCGACAATCTCGTCCTTAGAACACATATGCCAGTTTAGAAATATCAATCCAGTTGAAATGGCAAGCGGCAATAATATGGCTACGATCATCAATGCCACATCCCTCCAGTCATTATATTGACAGTTAAAGCTACAATTCATTAGCCAAAACGCTATCCCTCCCACCAAAACCGCTCCAATTACAAATATCATCGCTTAACTCCTTTCAGTTCGCTAATACCAAGATATTCGCCGATCACGTGGATGAGATAGAAGAATAAATTTTTCACTTTTCCCAGCCCCCTATTATTCCCGAAACTTGTTTTTCAATACTTCTATAACAGTCTTTATCAATTACAACAATCTTACTTTCTGGATAATATATTGCCATCCTTTTTAATTTCACACGACTGTCGTCATCCATATAACCCTTAACTTCGTGATATTCAATTGATCCATCGTTATTCAGAATCTTAAAATCAGGTAGGTATCTGACATTCCCTCGTTTTACAGGGAATTTAAATTCATCAACCTCAAATTCCCATGACTTTATTTCACCCAAACTAATCAACCAATTTAAATATCTGGCATAATTTGCTTCCCAAGAAGATCTAAAATACATCCCATTCATATCGCTTCTTTTTCCGCTCTTATACGATCTTTTCATATAATCAAACTCCTCATTCTTTATTCGCCATAAGGCTAAACAGGATCTTGAACAAAATCTTGATTTATCAGCCAATGAGGGCGTCTTATAATATTTTTTGCCGCAATTTTCGCATATCAATTCAACTTTTCCACCACGCCAATTAGGATTGTTTTCACCAGAGAAAACACCATTTTCTACATATCCTATTGTCCTGCATTCAAGCGAGCAATAGTTGCCCTCTATATCGGCATGTGATTTTTTTACTTCAATCTCTTTACCGCAAACCCGACAGTATTTTATAACTCTATTCCGCGTTTCTGGCCTTTTAGTTCCTATTTGTGCGCGCTGCCTGCAGTTGTTGGAGCAATAATTATTTCCATCATAAATGTGCGACGGTTTTCTATAAAATTCTTTACCGCAGTAATCACAATTTATTTTCTTTTTCCCCCCTCTCCAGTTTGAACCATTCTCGCCTACCATATCTTTATGAGCGCATTCGTTTGAACAATACTTTCTCTTTATTAATTGACTCGGCGGTAGATGTAGTCTTTTCCCACAAACACTACAGGTAAAATTCAGTTTTTGCGGTCTTGTCATCAGCCAATTCTCAACATCTTCTTCAAGAATAAGCGGACACCAATCGGGGCGCTTGTTATATAAATAGTCATCTCTTGGTGTTGAGTGCGAAATCACTGACCTCCCTATCAGCGCACAATTTCCATAACTATCTACTAACGTACATCTATCACAGCCATTCGGCACTTCATCCACAATCACTTTGATAACGTTCATCACTCCTCACTTTCTGTTTTTCTCATTTCCTCAAACACATATTTACCGCCACGATTAGACTGCTTCCAGTAAAGCATCCAAAACATCGTATTTTCTCTTAGAGCGGATATTACAAGCTCATTACCAGACCAGCCCCCCGTGATTGCAACCCACTCATTACCATCTTTGTAGAAGTATTTCTCTCCCCAACGCCAGCAAAGAGCTCGAATAACAATCATCAGTACATTCCAGTCATATTCCAGAACATCGAATGACTTGATATAATCAAGCTCTTGCGGGGTCGGGAATCCGTCTCTGTCCATCACTCCTCCAATCCCTTATAATACAATCCCAATTCAGTCGCTTGCCCGTCAATAACAAGCATGCTCGGCAAAGCCCATTCCCACCACCAATACCCCTTGACCTGTTCGTGTTGTCGCAGGTAGGGTATGTACCAGTCCATAAACGCCCTGCAGTTCTCAGTCGTTCCAGCAGGGTCTGGTCCATAAAAGCCGAACTCGGTCAGGTACACGTCACGGGTAAGCGTCCACCCGTTGCGATACCAGTCGTCCACGTAGGAACAGAACATGTCTAACTTGTTTGCAGGGTAGGGGTTGTCGTGTTTGTCGTGCTGGTAAACGTGAAACGAAAAGCCGTCTATGTCAGGTATGTCCATATATCTGCAAAGATAGCGTGACATAAATTCCTGCTCGTTGTGTTCGGGCAAGGGGTACTCGCCCACACCGCCAGCCCATGCGCCAAGTATGATTTTCGCAGTCGGGTCGGCTGTTCTAATCATCACGCTTGCCTTGTGGTAAAAGTCCACGTACTCATCCACGCTCATGGTATTCGCTTCGTTGCCTTCGGATAGGTCACCATCAGGCTCGTTGCCGATAATATAACTCTTTCCGGGGTGTGCCTGTATCCATGCGATTGCTTCTGCTTCACGGGGGAACGTGCGGGTCGCCTTGCTGTACGTTAGCAGGTGCGGTTCGATAACGCCCCTTGCGCCGCCGTAGGTCAGGTTATACCACGTGTACCACTCCTCAATCTGCACGGTGATGAGGGGATAATCACCAAGAAGGTGCTGGTCGAATCCGTTCTGCAATCCTAACGCGTTCTGGTACTGCTCAACACGGTCTTCGTTATCCCATCCCACTTGAAAGCTGTGGATTTTTGGTTTCGTGCCGCCGCCGTGAACAATCGGAAGGTAAACGTTGTGGGTCATAGCACATCTCCAACAGCAGCAAGCGTTTCTTCAAGTTCGGATTTAGGCATCGGGTTCACCGCTGCTTAGTATTGCCTTATCCACAATCGCACACAAAACACGCTTCAGAAACTCACGACTCATCATCTCGTTATCAATAAAGAATTGAACG